GGGACTTATCACCCCACATTACTTTGTAATACACGTTTAAACGTTTTACGTGAAGTATATCCTTCTTTGTTAACCACTTAGAAGTTAAAACAATATGGATACGATCAGGAATTTGTTATGGCCTAAGAGAGAGATTTTCGTAGGCACTGTTGCGATCGGCGTGGAAAGGAACACGAAGATTGATATGTTCCAGTTGTTCTGCAGGGTTGTATTGAAGTATTTGCGGACAGGGAAAATTGAGTGCAATGCAGACAGTCTGTCTAAATTCATCATTGAATTGATGAAGACGGACTGTGCGGCTAAATGGGAATGGTTTATGAAGAAGCGTACATTGGCTAGCTATTGCGTGCCAATGTCACTATCATTGATTCCAGTTGCACCGTTGTTGAGCTACACTTTCATGAGGAAGGATGTGTCTATCAAAAGATTTGGGAAAGAACTTAATTTGGTCGCCCAGATACCTAGACTGTCTTTGCCTAAGAAGGGGTTGCTTTTACGACTGGCGGCATCACTAGTACTCACACCTTTGTGTTTGCTAGGGGTGTACGCTACCCTGCCTAGGGAAAAACTGTCTGTATTTAAACTTCGTACAGAAGCTCGGGAACATATGGAGGATGATAAGGAAGCAACGGATTGTCTGGTTGTGGAACCGGCACGGGTACTGAAAGGGAAAGATGGTGAGGATCTTCTCACTGGTAGTAGGTTAACTAAGGTAATTGCGTCAACAGGGCGCCCTCGCAGGAGTCCTTATGCAGCAAAAATTGCACAGGTTGCGAGAGCTAAGGTGGGTTACCTTAAGAATACACCAGAAAATAGATTAATCTACCAGAGAGTTATGATTGAGATCATGGACAAAGATTGTGTGCGGTATGTGGATAGAGATTTTATACTACCGCTGGCAATAGGTTGTTGCTTTGTCTATCCTGATGGAGTGGAAGAGTCGGCTGCACTTTGGGGTTCTTCTGAATCCCTTGGTGTTAAATAGGGAGGCCTAGTGCGTCTACCTGGGGTGGTGACACAGATCAATCGAGATATCCCATCTGGTGTGTTGCTACCTCAGGAGGTGCTAGAGGTTCGCATAGGACCTCCCAATGCTAAGGACCGTAATATATTTATGGTTGCTGGTTGCCCATCACAGGCACGGTTCTTAGTACATAATCATTGCCTGAAAAACCTAAAAAGGGGTCTTGTGGAGAGAGTATTCTGCGTTGAGAAGAACGGATTACTCACTCGCACTCCACAACCTACAAAAGGAGCATTTAGTCGTCTTTCCCCGTTCAGGAAAGCAGTGTGTGAGAAGGTCGGGGTGGCCCATCGCCTTGGTTATGATGGTTTTCTATCATACTACAGGGGTGCGAAACTCCGTACTTACTCACGAGCTGTGGAGAGTCTGCATATCTCACCTGTGTCTGAAAGAGATAGTCATTTGACTACCTTCGTTAAGGCAGAGAAGATATCGACGGCTAAATGTGACCCAGCACCTAGGGTGATACAGCCTCGAAACCCTAGGTATAACGTGGAGCTTGGAAGATATCTACGGCATATGGAATCCAAACTGATGAAAGCTGTGGATGACGTTTTTGGAGAAAAGACATGTATTAAAGGATATACCTCTGATGAGGTGGGGCAGATTTTCAGGGATAAATGGGACAAGTTTGACAAACCTGTTGCTATAGGTCTCGATGCCTCACGGTTCGATCAACACTGTTCTGTGGAAGCTTTGCAATTTGAGCATGGTTTTTATAAGACTTTGTATCCAGGCAATAAACTGTTGAGTAAATTGCTGGAGTGGCAGCTCCATAATAAAGGGAAAGGTTATGTGCCAGATGGTACTATAACTTATCGCAAGGAAGGTTGCCGTATGAGTGGGGATATGAACACATCACTTGGGAATTATCTTTTAATGTGTGCCATGATATATGGATATATGCGTCATCTGGGGATTAATGAGTATAGTCTGGCAAACTGTGGGGATGACTGTGTTTTAATTGTTGAACGCAGGAATCTTAAACAGATACAGGGTACACTACCGGAGTATTTCCTAGGATTAGGATATACGATGAAGGTTGAGGCTCCTGTATTTCAATTGGAAGAGGTTGAATTTTGTCAGGCACATCCCGTGCAGTTTCAGGGAGGTTGGAAGATGGTCCGCAATGTTAGGACCGCCATGAGTAAAGATGTTCATTGTGTCAATAATATTAAAGATCTGGCTACTAGACGAGCTTGGAGTAATGCTCAACATCACGGGGGGATCGCTTTGAGTAGTGGCATACCAGTGGTGGAGAAATTTTACTCACGGTTTGCAGTCTATGATATGCCAGGGAAACATCAGCGTATTGACACGATAACAAATGAGTACAAATGGCGTGGGTCGGGTGGAGATTATGTGATAACACCGGAGTCGAGGGCTAGCTTTTGGGCTGCTTTCGGTCTTACAGGTGATGAACAGGAAGCCCTTGAGGACCGTTTGGACAGGTGGGAAATGGATCTATTTGGAGAAGAAGGTGTTGACGCTCATGAGCCCAGCATCCTTGACTCCGCCGTAGCATGACCAAGCATACACGAGAGATGGCACTAGTTACAACAAACAATAATAGAGCAGTAATGGCACGCGCAGCAAAGCAGGTAATGCCTGCTATTGGAGCCGTAGCATTTTCAAATACAGGACAGAGACTAATGTGGGATGGATTGAGTTATGTCGCCTCTAAAGGAGCGGCATTGGTGAAGAAATTGAAAGGACGTAATAGGAATAGAGATCTTGTCGCTCACCCCGGTGCTTCACCAGGGGCTGTTGCGGCACCAGTGGCTATCTCCAGGATAGTCAGAGGATCACGACCTAAGTTTGTGCGGAGTAAAGGATCTGTCACTATATCTCATCGAGAGTTGATAGGGCAGTTCAATAGTACTTCAGCATTAGTGGTAAACGGTGGAGTCACAGGAAATTTGTATCGGATTAATCCCTCGAATCCGTTACTATTTCCTTGGTTGCAGACTCTAGCATCTAACTTTGATCAGTACAAGTTCGACTCGATGCGGCTTCAGTATGTGCCAATGTGTGCTACAACTGAAACCGGTAGGGTTGCGATCTACTTTGACAAGGATTCTCAGGACCTTGAGCCAGTTGATCGTATAGAACTAGCAAACATGAGGCATCTTACAGAGACCGCACCTTGGTGTGAGGCATCTCTGCAGATCCCAGTGGACAATATCAAACGTTTTATGAATGACAATACCACCGTTGACCCTAAACTCATAGACTTAGGACAGGTTGGGTTGGCAACTTATGGAGGACCAGGGACAAATGTGGTTGGTGATTTATTCATTCACTACACTGTAACCTTCTATGAGCCACAACCGTCTTCGGGGTTGGTAGAAACAGAGCAATCAGGAACAGGATCTGTTGATTTCGGACCTGATTTGGTTAGTGTTGCAACATCTGCAACTACTACCACTGTAACTTTCCGATCTCCTGGTACGTACCTTGTGTTCATGACGCAACGGGCACTCACTTTTACTGGTGTTACCCCGATTGCTATGACTTTCAATTCAAGCACGAATACAACTGCGGTTGGAACAAACTATGCATCCATCTACAATGTAACAGTACCTGTACCGGGCGCGCAGATGCAATTTGTGGGCACCGGATTTGGAAATTATACACTTCAAATTACACGCGCTAAAATTACTAATGTCGCAACGTTGATCTAGTGGCATACAAAGGAGGGGCCTCTTGAATCTAACCAATTCATGGAAACTGAGTACGAACAAATCAATAAGCCATGGAACGAACTATACAAAGAAGTGACGCTAGGGAACAAGCTTACAGTGAACGTTGGAATGGAGGATATGGAAATTCCCTTACTCCCTTCAAACTTCCTGACGAAAGTCCGAGTCTCCATGAGTGGAGGCTACATCACGGTGAGGAGAGTGAGAATAAAGATCATCCCCTTGGTTTCAAGGAAAGCTGGAGTTTCGGGAAAGTTGTATTTAAGAGATATCTCAGATATGACGGGACGGAAACTTCATTGCACAGAGCTCTTGGATCTTGGGAAAGAAATTCGGTTATCAATGCAGCATCTCGATTTTTCGGTGTCAACCAGGTCGGATGTTCCTATAGTATTCGGTTTCGAGGATCTTGTCTCACCCTTTCTGGAGGGTCGCGAACTCTTCAGCGTCTCATTGAGATGGCAATTCGGACTAAGCACACAATGTTACAGTTTACCCCCTGCGAAATGGAAAGTGAGTTATCAAGAGGATGCCCTGAAGGTATTGAAACCTTCGAAGAACAAAGCGAACAGACAGACTCTTCAGTCTGGTGTAACGGATGCTAAGGACTGATGTGTTAATTTACGTGTCACACTTCTTGGGTTCGGTAGCGTATGATGACGAGTTAGGTCGGGCTCCGCGTTGGGTTTGGTCACCCAAGGGATGGAGATATGGAAAGGGCCTCGTGTGCTATGAGTCTGATGGAAACATCTAGCTTGCAACATGGGTCTATGCCTAAATAAGTCATACGTATAACCGCCAAGTTGAATTGGATTCACGTATTTGTACACTTAGGGAATTAGTCGAAGAAACATTAAGACACGGTTGATCTCACCCTTCGGGGGGGCTATAGAGATCACTGGAAGCACTACCGGACAACCGGAAC